TTATCATACAGATCCTTTTGGTAGCACAGTTATATGTAGCCCAGATAAAGATGTTTTGTATCAAAACCGTGGTTTACATTATAATTATGGAAAAGCAGAAACTGTATTAGTTGACGAAGTAGAATCAATAAGATTTTTATGGAAACAAATGCTTATGGGTGATAGTACTGATGGTATTCAAGGTATACCTAAAGTAGGACCAAAGACTGCAGATGCATGGTTAAAAGACCTTGGAAGAGAGGAAATGCCTGCATTTGTGTTAAATAAATATATAGAAAAGTTTGGATATGCGGCAGGAATTAGTAAATTTGCTGAAACCTTTAAGCTTATTTATATACTTAAAGACAAATCAGATGTTCGTAGAGAGTTAGATATGGAACTTAATCCTTCTACTATTTACAAAATTGATAATCAAAAAGAAGACGAAGAATGGGTATAAAATGCGAAGAAGTGATATTTAATCCAGTTGCACCTTTATACTTTATATTACACGGTGGTACTAAAACTGTTAAACCTCAATATAAAGATGGTAAAATAGTTTCTTTAGCTATGCCAAATGATTGTTTTATTTCTATAGGAGATAAAATGAAAATAAAAGGAGAGCCATATAAAGTAAATATTATAAACAAAGTAAAAGACGGTAAAAACATTGTATACCATATTAAAACTGCAGAGCGAACTAAATCATCATTATTTGTATTACCTATGTTAAGTGGAAAAAGAAATTTATTTTTATATAATTCACAATTAATAAATGCATTTATAGGATATAAAGAATTAAATAATCACATAGTATTACTATACAGATGGTCTAGTGATCCATTATTTGCAAAATTTGAAATAGCATTAAAAAAGTTTCCTACATATGTAAAATCTTTTGATGCTGATCCTCAACATACGGTATTTGTGTTTTCTGTTCCAGATAGACATGTAGAAAATTTTAAACTTTTTAAAAATGGTAAATATTCTAAATTAGATGACGACTATAAATTAAAAATATTAAATTTTCATAACATGGGTGTAGAATCACCTTTATCTAAAATTCTATTTAGAGACTATGAAAGAAAGTTAGCTTTAGAAAAAAAGTTAGGAGCAGAAATACCTGATGATTCAGAATTACTTAGTATTATAACCTTAAAAGATGAAATATTAGATTTAAATTATTACTTATGACAAAAAAGAAAAAGAAAGATATAAAATTATCTGTACCAGAAGGTATGGAGTTTAATACTCCATATACTATTGATAGTACATTTGGACACAGTAAATATTATTGGGATTTAGACAGAAATAAAGGAGATCATATGACTTTTTCAGAAAAATTAGATATAGAAGTTAAAGCTATAACTGATTTATTAAAAGAAAAAAATAAAGCTTATGGTAACACAGCGCTTAATCCTACAAATATATTTAGTAAGTTAAATGCTACTGAAGCTATATGCGCTAGAATAGATGACAAGTTAGCTAGAATAGGTAACAAAGGAATTAATGATGAAACAGAAGATACTGTTGATGATTTAATTGGTTATTTATTATTGCTTAAAATGTCAATGTAATGTTGGTGGTTATATGGCCATCATAAAAACTAAAGGGGAGCCTAACGGTTCCCCTTTTTCATTTTAAGTTTATAAAGTATATATCCTAATACAGGCGTTCCATATAATAAGCTTAATAAACTTGGATGTGGTTCTCCACATAATCCTGTAGCATGTTTTAAAAATTCTATCATTAGTATTGTTCATATTTTTGTTGTGGGAACATTTCTACTCCTTTACTAAATGCATTTAATCCAGGTAATAGTTTAAATGTTACATAAAACTTTTCTTTTCTATCATCATTAGTATACGGTTCTTCACCAGTTATTTCATCAAAAATTTCATCACCAAAGTTTTCTGCCCATTCTCCAAGTTGGTATCCTAAATTTAATAAAGGTATACCGGTGGCTCTACCTGCTTGTAAAAATTCTCCAGGCGCAGTAAATACTGCTACTTCTCTATAAGCCCTATTTAATATATTATGAAATTTTCTTCCAAGGAATGTTTGTCTTATATCTATTTTTCCATCTTCATCTTCATCTCCTCCTAATTGAGCTAATAATAATAAGAAAGCAAACTTCATTCTCCATTCCATTAAAAAGGCTTTTATATTACCTTGTTTCATTTTAATAAATTCTTGATATAATTCTTCTCTACCTTCTTTATCTCTTAATTTTTCAGAAAATTCAGGATTAGTAGCATTATTAGCAGCCCAAGTATCAAATCTTGCTCTAGCTAATTCATCTTTAACTTTAACTCTATTAAAAAATCCAAAAGTACCTATATCAATAGCCATATTTGCTAAATCTAAACCTAAAGTTTTAACAGTATTTAATATATGTATTTCTGCATCTAAAGCTTCTTTAGAAGTAAATGATTTACTTATTTCCATGTTTTGAAATGCACTATTCCATGTACCTTCATCAAAAGTTTCTAATATTTGACTATATCTTTGCTTACCAAATCTTGCCATTGCTACACCAGGTAACCAAGACTTATAATGCATCATTAATCTCATAAACATATTAGTATTATACATCGCTTTATCTTCATCTGACATACTTCCCTTTACTTTAAACGATATTTCCCTTCCTATATTTCTTAGTTTAAGTTCACCTTTATCGGCTATACCTTTTATTTTAGTCTTATATCTATCTACAGCTTTATTTGCTACATTAGTTGTAGTTCCTTCCCATAATGGATTTTCTTCTAGTTCCATTAATTCTAAAATATTTTTAGATCCTTCTGGTAACTGAGATAATCTTTTTACATTTCCATTCTCATCAATTCCCATATTTAAAGCTGTTGCATATAAAGCAATAGCGTCAATTCCTCGGTCTGCAGTAGACAAAAAAGCAAACCACTTATCATTAGTTAAATGTCTAACTGCATAAGTAGCAGATAATCTATTTGCTCTTGATTGTGCATCATCTTTTTGATAATAATCTAAATATTCAACTAAAGCTCTCATTTTAGGATCAGCTTTCATTAAAGCGCCTTGAGCTCTCCTTAAATTTCTTCTAGTTATAAAAGTTCCTTTAGATGCTTCATACTCTAAACCAACCATACCAGCTGTAAATGCTCCTACAGCAACAGGTAATTTAAGTCCTAATTGAGTAATAGAATGAAAATTCTTTAATCCTAATAAAGATTTTCTTTTACTTATCTTACCTATAGCTATATCTTTTGCATCTAATGTAGTCCCATATATATAAGAGTCTACAAATTTTTGATAAGTTTCATATAATTTTTTAGGTCGCTCTTTAAATACTTTACCTAAAGCACTAGATTCTTCTATAATATTACCAAATATATCTGTTGATTCTACTTCTACACCATCTGTAGCTAATAAAGCTTCCATAGCTTGAACTTCAGGTAATATTTCTGTTTTTAATTGATGGTCTACAGCTGAGTTAAACAATAGTAAAAGCCCTTTACCTAAATCTCTACTTTTTAAAGATGAGTCTATATTACCATTTTTATCTCTTAAAGGTTGTATAAATAATTTAGGTATTTGTTTAACTAATCTACCAGTATTTTCATCTCTTATACCAAAGCTTAAATCATGTTCTCTAATTTGAAATGCTTCTACAGAAGAGTCAACTGCCTCTTTCATACTACCATTAATAAAAGCAGATTCAATAAATCCTTTATGTACTTCAGCTGTAAAATTAGGACCTAATCTTTCTCCGTACATTTCTTCTACTTCTTTTATAGTCTGCATATATAAATCATAAAACTCTTTAGCTGCAGGATCACTTTGTATTGCTTTATACTCTTCACTAATCCATTTTTCAGAAGGTCTTAAAAAATATTGACCTCCTTTATTTAGTGCGGCAGTTCTTAAATGATTTTTTACATCATGTGCTAATTCCCATTTTTTAATTTCTCTATTTATTGCTGATTGGTTTTTCCCATATTTATTTTGTAAAGCTTTAAGTTTACCGGCCCTGAACTCTTTATATTTCTTTTTATAGTATTTTTCATCTATTTGCACATTACCATTTTTAAGGTCAAACCAACTATAATTATTATTTTTAATTGCTGCATCTCTTTGAGAATAATAATCTGCACTATATTTAGATTTAAAAGAACCATCTTCATTTAAAAGCATATCAAAAGCTTTAATACCTTTTCTCCCAACAAAAGCATCTTGTACTCTTTGTATTTCTTCAGCTTTTATTTTAACAATTTTTCTTTTAGTAAAATTAAGTTCATCCATCATTTCCCAAAGGTTTCTTAAAAATGGATTTGTTTGCTTAGATAAATTTACAAAATTAGATGTCATCCAATCTACATCGAGATTATAACTTTTTAAACCTTTAATACCACGTTCTTCTGCTTTATCTGCAGTTCTTTCTAACATTTTTCCTTGAACCTGTGTTATAGCTTGACTTAAAAATCCTGATAATCTATTTCTAAGTACTTCGTATTCTTTATGTTTTTCAGGACTTGTATTTTCCATATAATCTACATAGTCATGCAATCCTACTATTGATTGATAAAATATTAAATCGTGTAATAAATCATTCAAATCTTGATCTGTTAAATAATTTGGATTAGGTTCTCCTGATTTTAAAATTGGAATATTGTTACCTAGTTTATTTTGTATAGTTTGAATGTCATCATTTAAAGATTTAATAACATAAGCTACATCCTGATCTATTTGTAATACACGTAATTGTTTAGTTATTTTTGCTTGCTGAGCTTTTAAAGACTCAAAAGATTCTCCTGCTTTATATTTTTTAGTCTGAAGTTGACGATCTACTAAAGCTTTACGTGTTATTAATTTTCTAATTATTTTATTTATATCTTCAAATTTAGTCATTTCTCCTGCTACTGGAATTTGCTCTAAAAACTCACTATATTTAGTACCCATTTGAACTACACTTACCTGTTCAGTTAGCTTACCTCCTTTTTCTGTTTTATATCTGACATGTATTGGTACAATTCTAGACTGCTTTATTTCTGTTATACCATAATTTTCTATTAAATTTTGTTTGTATTGAGATATTTGTATATCATAAGTCTGCATCTTAACAGCATGAGGATCTTCTACTATTCTATTAGTAAATGGGTCTACATATGTGTTTTTAGCAGGAGATATAAATTTATAATCATATATAGAAGCAGAGTTATCACTAAATACTGCTAATAAATCTATAGATCCTCCTACACTTTGGTCCCGGTTAGTTATCATTTGCTCAGTTCTTATAATAACTTTCCCTTCAGGAATACCTTTCTTTTTATTTTCTATATTTATTTCTTTTTGTTGTTTTTTAATCTGAGCTATAAGATCTTTTACTCCTTGTTCTAAAATCTGAAATTGACCTGCAGTAAATAAAGAATTACTTAATATTTTATTTCTATTTCCTTTTCCATTAGCATATAATTCAATAAGATCTTGCAATACTTGATGCCCCATAGTACCTGTAGCTTTTCTTACTGCATTATTATCTAATCTTAATTGTTTTTCTTTACCTGTTAAGTCTCTAATTTTTCCTCTATTTATTTTATAAAAATGTTGTTTAACTTTATCAGATACTCTTCCTTTAATTATTTTACCTGCATAAGGTCCATTTTCTTTACCAACATATCGTTCTGTTTCGTTACCTTCTTCTACAAACCATTGTTCTTTTAATCCTGCTTTTTCTAAAGATACTCTTTGAGTTTCCCAATTATTATTTTCTTGGTCAAGTAGTCTTATAGTGTCAATAGTACGATCTTTTGTATTTATAGGAGTTTCTGCTTGAAAATATTCACCAGTCATACTTCCTGAAACTTTTTCTACATCTAAGTATTCATTTACTTTTGCATTAAGCATCATATGAGCTGCTTTTGAATATGGATTTTGATATGCTGGAGTAAATAAATCTTTTATAAATTCAAGAACTCTAGACCACCAACTATCTATTCTTCTAATATGAACAGGAGATTCGTTACCTTTCATATTTTTAATAATATGTTTAGCTATAAGTTTACCTATAGCTTCTTGTTTAAGTTTATTTATATCTCCTTCATATAATTTTTGATATAAAGGATTTTCTATAACTTCTTGATATACAGAAAAATTTTCTATATTGTTCATCATTGCAGGAAATAATGGACTATTTCCAACTTTAAGTAGTTCAACCATAAAGTGAGCTGCTTCTTCTGGTAATGTGTCTATTCCTATTTTATCTTTAGAAATTTCTACAAGTTTATTAACCATATCCGCTTTAGCTGTTACACTTATAGGATTTCCATTTTTATCTCTAATTTGACTTACCTCTCTAACTTTTACACCTATAGATTTTAAAAACGTTGACATAGCCTCATCAATCTCTTTATCTTTTTCTGCTAATCTGTTAGACTCAATTTGATGGTATATATTATCTACATCTAAATGAGGGTCTATCATTAAATTTATATAATCACCACCAATATCTTGTAATATATTAGCTTTAACTCCTGGGTATTCTTTTTCTATTCTTTCTTGAATATCATAAGGACTATATTTATTAGGAATATTTTTTATTGTTCCATCAGTTTTAACTAAATCAAATCTTCTTTTTATTTGATCTAATAGAGCAGAAGGGTCCTTTTTAGAAATAAAACTACCAAGATTTTCAGTAGCATGTTTAATAGAATTATCTTCTCCTATAAATACAGGTTTATTATTTACTATATTTATAGTAGGTTCTCCATTAGAATCTACAATACCTTTTCCAAACCATTGTCTAAATGTAGGAGTGTATACCATAGCCCATTTTTTAACAGCCGTTTCTTTATCGTAACCTAAATTAACTATATCTTTAAATAGTTTTGAGTCTTTACCGTTATTAGCAGTAACTTTAACTACTTTACCATTTGGATTTTTTATTATATTACACGCCATTATTTACAAGTTTTATCTTTTATTACTGCATCTCTTTCTCCTCCTACATTTTTCTTAAGTGTTATTGAGGTATTAGCTATTTGAGCTTCTGAGTGATCTTCAGATTTAATAGTATTATTTTTATTAACTATAGATGATACTCCTACTCCAGTTGCTTCAATAAGTTGATTTTTAACTCCTTTTTTATTTATTTGTGTAAAAATAGCTTGATCTTTTTCATTAAACCTTCCAGTGTTTTTATACAAAGAGTCTTCATAAATAGATACTGTTTCTCCTCCTATAGTTTTTTCTCCAGATTGATAAGCAATATTTACATATTCTGCTTTTTCATATAAATTAACAACTCTGCCTGGAACTTCTCTTCTAAAAATACTACGAACTACTTTTGCATCTTTATGATAATTTTGATTAAAATCTTCCCATAATCCTGGCATAGAATTTCTATGAATTAAATTACTTTTTCTATCTTCTTTTTTTATATAAGTATTTTTAGTTCTTGGATGCCAGTTTGGACTTTTGAAACCAAACTGCATTACAAAACTATCTTTTTTTACA